CTTTGCTTGACTTCTTGTGTCAACACCACTAGCAAGTTGGTTTGCTGTATGAATGTCTCCAGTGAGTATTTCATTTGTATAGTCCTCATCGTTCATATAATGTGCAAGCATACGTAGTTCCAAACCACTGGCATCCATACCAACTACCTTGTATCCCTTCGGTGCTGTCCAACAGGCACGACACTCTTTACCATACTCCGCTGACGAACTAGGTACTTGTGCCACGTTGGGGCTAGAATGTGTCATACGCCCTGTCACAGTTCCATTTGCATTTACGTATCCATGTACTCTACCATCATCTTCAACAGCATCAAGCCAACTCTGTACCTGTGCAATACGCTTCTGAACCAATAGGTATTCAGCAATCATAGAGGCTTCGGGTATATTAGTGACCTTTGCTAGGACTGCTTCATCTACAATGGCTTGACCCTTTTCAGTGAACTGCTTAGGCTTCCAACCAAAGTATTGTAAGTACCGCCCTATCTGCTGTCGTGAACCAAGGTTAAACTCTGGGTAGTCTATCCTACTAAACTCACCGCCAACTGTAGCCCACTGCTCCCCAAGGAACTTGAGACCTACAACGGACAATGAAGAGTCCTTCTTGAACTTAGGTTTGACATTACGTACATACGTAGGTAACGGCTTGAATGTATTATGCACCGCATCCTCTAATTCAAACTTACGTTCTTTGAGTTTAGCCAGTAGTACAAACGCACCCTCTTGGTCTAGCAACCACCCATTGTGGATTTGCGTTGAGATAATGCTTTGTACTTGATGCTCAAGGCTAATGCTTTCGCTTCCAAAGTCAGACAAAGCACTTCGTAACGCGTTGTAAACTTTGACATTGACCCTAACATCTTGCTCACAATATTCCACCATCTCTGGCGAATAACTGTCCCACACATCATGTTCACCTTTTGGACAACCTAGTAGCTGTCCCCAGTTTTCTAAGGAATGACCCCCCTCTCTTTGTGGGTCGGCTAGTCTTGATAATACTAATGTATCAGTTATCTTACACTTACTAAAGTCTGCACCTAACAGTCTTTCCAAGACAGGTATGTCGTAGTCAATGATGTTGTGACCTATCAACTCGCACTCTCCCTGTTCTTCAAGCCACTCATGGAAGCGACCTATCTTTATCCCATTGGGGTGTATTGAGTACACTATATCGCAACCTACTTCTTGGATACAGATACACCACACCTTGTCTGGGTTAAGACCATTGGCTTCTATGTCAAATACAAACTGCTTCATTTAGAACTCCTGCTTTTCGTCACTCACAGGACAGGTTGTTTCAATCATACGCCCTGTGTCCTTGTCGTAGTACAGGTAGCAAGCACACCCTGTCAGCCCTGCGTACCTGTTCTTGAGTACGCGCACTGTGGTCGTGTTGCGAACCTGTGGGTCAGCGTGTTGTTGGTCTCGCTCCAAGCCAATCACCATGTCGGATAGCTGTGCGATAGAAGCAGAACCACGTAACTCTGCCAAGCTAATCTGACCGCCATCTTCATGTGCCTTGCCATTGGGTCTGCGTAGGTGAGACACTAGGAACAATCCTATCCCTGTCTCCTGTACTAACTGTCGTAGCTTAGTCATTATGCTGTCAATAGCCTTACGCTCGTCTCCTGTCTCTTGGTCGGACACTACGATACTAAGATGGTCTAGGATAATCCACTTACAGTCCAGACCTTTAGCCATGTAGCGTACTCTTGACAACAGGTTATCTTCACACGTAGAACCAAAGTGGTCAAACATAAAGATACGACCTGTCCCCATAGTACGTTCCCAGTATCCTCTCTTATCTTCCCTTGAGGCATCTCTGCTTAAGTGTAGGGTCTGGTTAGCTTCAATGCTCATTATCCCTAGCGCAGTCTTGGGTATGTCCTCCTCTAGCGCGAGTATGCCAATGTTGTCATCAGTTGCACCTAGTAAATAGTGTTCCAACTCTCTGACCATCTGTGACTTACCCATGCCAGAACCACTGGTGATTGTGACCAGTTCCTTCTCCCTAAATCCATACGTCATATCATTGAGACAAGACCAAGGATACAGTATAGACTTGACCTCCTCCTGTGCCACGATGTAGTCCCATGTGTCGCTCCCTGCCACAATACCATCGGGCTGATACGTCTTAGCATTCCACCATTCCTTGATGAACCCTTGCACGTTACGTTCCTTGAGCATCTCCCCTGCATCTTTCATAGGCAACACTACGTTCTTTGCCTTGTTAGGGGTGAACAAATCAAGCACTGCTCTTGATGCTTCCTGCCCTGCCTTGTCGTTATCAAAACAGATAACCACGTTCTCAAATGTCTCAAGCCATTCCAAGTTTTGCTTGATGTCCTTGACTGCCCCCGATGCACCAGAGCGTATGGACACTACTGCCCACTTGTTATCAAACATCTCTGATACTGCTAGGGCATCTGCTTCTCCTTCAACAACAGTCACGTACTTACCGCCACTCTTGAACGCTTGCTGACCAAACAATCCTACATTATCAAACGTACCGCTTGCGTAGAATGATTTGTTGTCAACGATGCGAGACTTAGTCCCTGTCTGTGTACCGCTGTCCTTATCATAGTAGGGATAGTGGTGCTTTACAATTTGTCCCGATGCTCCGTACTCTACTGTGACACCGAACTGTTTGCACGTTGTCTCTGAGATACGTCTGTCGGGGATTGAAGCTACAACACCTGTCATCTCTAATCTCCTAGTTGATTGTGGTTTACTTTCAACGACCTCACCATTAGCCTTCTCGTAATGGTTGCAGTCCACTGTGAAGCAGACTGCGTGACCATCGGAGTACCTAGCAAGGTTGTTCCTAGAGCCACACGCAGGGCATGGCTCATGTCGGACAAAGTGAGAGGACTCACTCATTAAAAGTCACCGCCACCATCGGAGGCTTCGGCTAGTTCTAAGACCTTCACCTTAGACAGATACGTTGACGTACCATGTACAGGGTGAGGCTTACCTTCCGCGTACTGAACGCGAACCTTAGAGCCTCTGGTTAGACGACCAGTAAACTCAGCACCATCAGCATCATACATAGGTACTTCGTACTTAGTGCTGAACTTACGCTGTGGTGTACCTTCGTACTCTCTCAGCTTGACACCCTTATTGGCTAAGGTATCAGCATCAGCAGGTTCTAAAGACAGAACCAGAGAATACTTACCAGTTGATTGACCTTGATACATTTCATGTTCGTCAAGGTTAGCGAACGCTACGTTACCTTCTAATGTTGCCATAGTAATTTACCTTCTGTTAATTAATAAAAGATTACCTTAGGATACTTTAGGATATATCTTTAAAGTAATAAACCAAAGTATCTAAGAATATTATAACACATATTTTTAGTTAATGCAACACCTCCTGTTTTAAAATATCGTCAATACTATTTAGTATATCATCATCGTTGTCAAATGTCACCCAGTCATCTTCAAGGGCTTGGTCTGAATGTTTAAGACAGGTGTTGCACAAATCTAGGTGTAACCCTGTAGCCCTGTCCTTCCGTTTCAATTCTGCCTCAGTCAGTATAACGTCACACGCTTTGCATCTACTCATTTTCGTCTACCTCTACATAGCAACGACCAATGTTAATGTTGATAAAGGGTAACAGAATAACCACGCCCTCAAAGGGCATTGTTTCCCATGTATACTCACCTGTTAGCAAGTCAACCTTAGTCACCCACACTGGACGACTGTCAGCAAACTCTATGTCAATACCTACACCATTCCGTAGTTCAATAGACCACAGCAGACCAAACATACTTTTTGTTGTCCTCATTTTACACCTCCAAATTGCTGTCTAAGTTTAGCCTCAATACGCTCCACCTCTGCCATTCTAGCCTTTACCTCTGCAATACGCACCTGTGCTTCCTCTGGTGATATTGGTGGGTACAGGTGAGCATCTTCCCAGTTCTCTGGGTCGTCCTCTGGTTCAGTTCTATAGTCATTGGCATAGTATCCCTTGCCTTCGCAATAGTCACTATAGTCATAGCTAGGGTCA